GTATCTACAATGAATATCTTAATGGCATGAACTACCGCAACGAGGCAAGCACCGCACGTGCAGCGGCAAGCAATGCTAAGAAACAAACTAGAATGGCAATGCTAGGCACGATATTAAGTGGTGCATCTAGTATCTATGGTTTGAAAGGTCAATATGCAAGTAAGAGCATAGGTAGTGGTAATAATTACTACTCACCAGCTAGTGATGCGCTAGAGGCTGCAGGTATGCCTAAAATGAAATTCGTAACCAAAGGTACTATCAGAAATAATAGGTGGGGTATCTAATGAAGTTAATAGGCTATGATAGTAATCAACGCTTAAACACAATTAATGGCGGTGTACAAGCTAATGTAAATGAAATGGCTTATGGTGGTAACACACAAGGTATGGATAACCTCACAAAAGCCATTGGTGATTTAGGCAACACAATGTTGACTATACAAAAGCAAAAGGAAATGACCGATGTTGTAAATGCAACGAATGAATATAATGCCATGATGAATGATTGGCTATACAACCCTGATAATGGTGCTATGAACCGAAAGGGCGAAAATGCCTTGACTATTCCGCTTGATTATCAAAACCAAGAGAAACGAGCAAGGCAAGTTATAGCCGAGAAATATGGCTTTAAATTCAATGATGCGGTCAATGCTTTTAACAAAGTTGTAGATAATGATATGACTAATACTACAAACACGATCAATAAGTTTGTAAGAGGTCAATTTGAAGATAGTGCTATGAAAGCACTAGATATGAATGTGCAAAACATATCTAATAATGCGGTGGTAAATGCAAGCCCTGATGCGTTTGATGATGCCATGAAACAAGTAAGCGGTAGTGTAGCAGCACAATTATCTAACCTTGGTTATGATGATAACACTATACGTTTACAAGTTAAGAAAGCGCAACAAAACATTGCTACAACAATGATTGAAAAGAAAATGGCTGATGATGATTTAGATGGTGCTAATAAGGTTATCAATCAAGCTGCCATGTCAGGTTTAATCGATGAAGAAAAAATCATGGGTTATCGTCAAAAGGTGCGTAATGCATCAATGGTATTAGCTACATCAGATGATAGCAAGATTGATAGTATCATTGGCGAGTTTGACCCTAATGACCCTGACTTATTAACCAAAGTTACAGATAAATTGTTTAATGGTGGTTTTGGTAAAGTCGCTGGTGCTAGTGGCGGTGGAAATGCAAGCGTTCAAGACCTCATGGCTGCAGTTATGGGGCAAGAAAGTAGTGGTGATGCTGGAGCGGTTAATGGCAGAACTGGTGCGTATGGACTATTCCAAATATTGCCTAGTAACTGGCCTGAATGGAGTGAACAAGCTGGTATAGCTGGTGCGGACATGACAGACCCTGAGGCACAAAAGAAAGTTGCTGCATATAAACTTGGTGAATATGCCAAAGAGTATGGTGTTGAGGGTGCATTTGCTGCTTGGTATGCTGGGCCCGGTAATGGTGCTAGGTGGAGAGATGGTGCGCCTGATGCTATTGATGGTGATGGCAACCATTATTCATGGGATGCACCACAAGGCAATGGTGATGAGCCTAGTGTTCGTCAATATATACAAGAAGTTAAAGCAAAATTATTTGGTGGTGAAAAAGCTAGGGAAGAAACACCAGCAGAGGCACAAAAGCGAAAAGATATGATCCAACGTAACGTGGCAACACGTTTACAGGTCATGGCTAAACGTAAAGCACAAATTCTTGAAAACCAAAAAGTAGAGATTGAACAACGTGTAGCAGCAGCGGTTAAGAATGGTGCAACTGATGTTGAAGTATTGAAGATGCGACAAGACTATGCAGAAACACATCCTGAATATCAAAGGGCAATGCAAGGTCAGTTAAACCAAGCACAGATTTCTGTAAACAAGGCAGCTGCAAAAGCGTTACAAGCTAAATCGGTAAACGTATTAGCGGTTAAAGCTGCAATCGCTAATGGACAATTCAAGTCTATGGGTGATTTAAATAGTTACCTAGGAGAAATGGGTGTGTATTTTACCGCTCCACAATTAGCGGATATTAACCATGAATTTGATGAATATTCAAATGGTACTGGGAAGTATTCCCCTGATATGGCTGGAATGAAAAGTAGCATAGAAAACTTAGCTGGTAGAAAAATAGATGGTGTTGAATGGCAAGGGGTATCAACCGCAGTTTATCCTAAAGTACAAGAGTTTAGAGAGAAAAACGGATATGACCCATCGCCAGCACAAATGGCACAATGGGGTGCTGATGCGGTGGCAGAACAAACAATCGCATCAACTGAAACTGGTAAATATTGGGGTGTAGGTAAGTTAGCAAACACATTTGGTGGTAAAGGCGCTGCAGTATCTTATACGAATGCACAATTAGCATCACAAGGTATGTATGGTTTGTATAACACAACTGGTGCAGATGGACAACCATATTATGTGTACAAAGATGCTAGGGGCGAAGAATACACCATTACACCAGCAGAATTAGCTGAAAGGTTAGGACAATAATGAGTGATTATAAGATTACACCTGAACAAGCAACAAATGGTACGTTTAGTGTTAGATCACACGCAAACGTAAGATTTGAGGGCGGTGTTCAACAACAAGTAACAGACAATTCATATGGTAAAGCTATTAGCAATGCAGCTAGTGGTGTAAGTGATTGGCTAACAAAAGACCCATCAACCGCTACTGTTGATATGAATGCTATGAACGCATTAACACAAACTGATGTTACACCGCAACAAAGCGAAAACTTTGTAAATAAAGCTGGTGAAATCTTACAACCTGTAATGCATCGTGCAGAGCAAATCTATTTGTGGAATAAAGCAGACTGGGCGCAATCAGCATATGATAGTGGTGAGGCACTAGGTATTAGTCCTGACCTTATCATGGCGAGCGGTCAAGATGGTATCAGACGAGCAGAGGCAGCAGCAGCACAAATCAATCGAGGTAAAACTCTTAATGAAGTATACGAGTTGTACCCTGAATTAGTTGGTATCAATTATAAAAACTCCGCAGAGGCTATCACAACTTTACAAAACCTACAATCTGTAAAAGATACATATGGTGTATGGGATAGCATCCAACAAAGCACATGGGCGATTAACGACCAAATCAAACTTGGTAAAGTTGGTATGGAACTATCAACCGCTACCGACCCTAAACGTATTCAAGAACTTAACGATGAAGTAGAGCGGTTACAATCTAACCTATCTAAATATCGTAAAGCGGATGAGTACGATGTGTTAGAAACAGTAGCTGGTGCAACTGCTAGTCAAGCATATATGATGGCTGCACAAGCTATCATGGGTTCTAATCGTGCTGCAGAGGGTATGGCATTAGGGGCAGCGGCTGGTGCTATTGCTACTGCTCCAGCTGGTGGTGCTGGTGCTATTCCAGCTGCATTAGCTGGTTTGAGTACTGGTGTTCAAGTTGGTATGGCTGAACAGATGTATCAAATGTCTTTTGGTAACAAATATCTTGAACTTATTCAAAAACGAGATGCAAACGGCAATCAAGTATATTCTAATGAAGAGGCTAGAAAGTATGCTATGTCATACGCTGCTATTGATGCTGGTATCGAATTTGTAGCAACTAAAGCTATCGGTAAAAGCATAACTAATGTTGCGCCTAAATCAGCATTGGCAAAAGTAATTACAAATGGCACAACAGATGTTGCAGCAACATTTGATAGAGGCATTGGAACAACTGTTGCACAGATGGCTAAAAACTCTATTAAAGCTGGTGTACCTGAACTGTTTGAAGAGGGCTTGCAAGATGTAAATGAAAAGGTACAACACAACCTAACACGTAAAGATAATGACCTAGAGGGGTATTACAGCGTAGGTGATATTGCTATTGGTTCACTAGATGCAATGAAACAAGCGTTGCCAGCAGTAATAGGGTTTGGTGCTATTGGTGGTGCAGTAGGTGGTGTGCGTACTGCAAAGGCTTTTCGTGATTTTCAAAAGCTAACACCTGAACAACAACAAGCAGCAATCATCGCTGAACAAAACCGCAATGGTGCAGTTATTATGGATAATGTTCGTAAGGATAGCACTACCAATAAAATCGCAAAAGAAAACCCTGAACTATACGGAAAAATCGTACAAGCACAGGGCGATAAAGTAGGTGTATCAACTCAATATGTAGATGTAGCGGAATTAGTACAATCTGAAAACGGACAACTTGCTATCCGTGATATGGTAGATAATGGCTTAGTTACACAAGAGGAAGTAAAAGCAGCTATCGAGGCGGATGCACCTGTTGAAATTCCTATTGGTAGTTATGCACAAGTATCTATGAACTTATCCGATGAAACAGTAGATGCATTAAAACAAACCTCTTACTTTACACGTGGCGGTATGTCATTGGCTACACTAGAGCGTGCAAAACAAGAAGTCGATGTAGCTAAATCTGTATTGAAAGATGATACCTCTAAACGTGCGGAACGTATCAAAGATGATATTATCCGTAATGAATTTGAGGGTGCATCTGATATAGATCGTGAAGTACTTAATGAGGTACTATCTGACCCTACGAACATTAAACGTAATTTCAATAACTTATTGCATACATTAAAAGAACAATACAGAGAAACCTATGCTAGTGATTTTGACAATGCAGATAAATCTATCAATGATGCGGTAAGTACTGGTATTGAACCACAATGGTTAGTTGATTATAAAGCTAACAACGGCGGTAAAGCACCACGTACCAATGCAGAACGTAGACGAGCAGCATATGAGTATAGCCGAGCGACTACAACGGCAAGCCTTGATGGTAATGCTGATGCATTAGCACAATCTGATGCACATTATGCAGATATGGAACATATGCTAATGCAGATTGAAAGCCTAGAGGCTATGAAAGATAAAGTCTTTGAATTGGCGAATAATGACATAGCATTACGGATGCAATTATCTAAAAGTGGATATGATGTATACAATGAAGTAGTTAAGGCTATTAGCGAAAGCACGAATAGAAAACAACGTGAAACTGCAAAAGCAAATGCATTATTGATGGCACAACACGCTGATATAATGGCACAATACATGCGACAAATGGGCCGTGATGGTTATACTGCTATGGATTATTTCCGTGATAGCGTGCGTATCAACATGAATGCTAAATTAGGAGAAAAAGTCGGATATGCACAACCACTAAATATTGATGTTGACTTAAATCACAGATTACAAGTTGTTGATTTAACAAATCTCCAAACCAATCTGAAAACAGAAAAAGACATAATAGATTTATTTAAAAATACACCACCACAAGCGGTTATGATTGAGGATGGTAATGTTATTGTTTTACCGCCTGATGATATTAATGGTATTAAACATATTCCATATGGTACACAAAAAGGTAAAAAAATAGCAAATAAAAAAAGAAGAATTGTAGAAGATATTGCGAATATATTGCAACATAGTGTATTGATTGATAGCTCACCTAATAATAAAATTGGTAAATCAAAATCTGGCATGAGCGCTAATCAACGTAAATCGCAAAATAGAAAAAATACTATTGTTAATTACCACAATTTACTATCGGCAATTCGTATTAATGGAAATTATTATGCAGTTAGATTTGTAGCAGAAGAAAAACAAGGACATTTAACAGTAGACCCAAGAACAGTTTATTTATACGATATAATTATGCAAAAAAGCAGTACTACTAGTCGTCCGACTCAGAGTGGCAATAGCCAAGCGGTCGGTCAAATGACCAGTAGTACTGCTTTTGATACTATAA